AATGATGTCCAGGCACTCCCTGGAGAAGCCAGCTTCGGACACTGGAACCCATATAAATTATTAAACATAGGAAAATTATAAACTATTCTGCAAATGTACAAAATTGCAAGCGTGCTAACGCTTATGAATTAAAAGAAAAATGAAAATATAGAGCCTTTACTGTACAATTATGGTATCCAAAATATTCTCAAAATTGGGCTTACTCAGACGCTTCAAGCGGTTGAGGGCCAAGGTACTTTTCCTTCCACATTGCGACACGTTCGTCGAAAGTGAAATTGACTGCAGGCGGGACAAAGTCCAGTGCCCGTACACACAGTTCTTTAATAAGGGGCGCATCATGTTCATACTCCTCGCGCCCATGTGCAAATAATTCGTGCATGTAAGTTTCCACACACGACACTGCCACCATTTGAGGAGTTTCAGTTGACGATTTGAGGTTTACAAGAAGGGGTTTCATCATGGAAGACTTTGTAAGCTTTCCAATTCGAGTCCCTATTTCAGGTATGAACTGTGATTGACGTTTTAAAAAATCTGCGTCGTTCACGTCCATGTCGTCATTTACCTCATCTGTCTTGTTTGGATCTGTGATCTTCATTCCATGTTCTGCCAAAAATTCCTTGAAAACACGAAAATTGAATCGGGATCTATATTGTTTGGCAACGCTTCCCTTGAAGTCGTCGCCATAAGTCATTGCTGCCATGGCCGTCCTAAAATCCTCCACTTCAGGACATGCATGGAAAAAGCCCATTCTCACATAAAGGGAATTGGCAACACTGTTTATATTCACAGTGATGTTATTCCCCGAAGTGTTCATGTTGTAAGCCATGATCATCGTCCCATTATAATCAATCAATGGGTGAATGATATCTGCTATCATCGCATTCATCATATCCAAATCATACTGGCTGTAGTTGCAGACGCTCGCAATGTCGATAAACGACTGTAGTACTGCGTATGTCATTTGGGAATTCATTCGAACATCATACTTTGAATAATCCCATGCAACGACTCTTCCATGTTCGGCAAACTTCTCAGCATGTGACATCAGCGCATCCCACTGAGGGGAAAACGCATTAACACCAACCGCTGCTTCAGAAAGCTCCGGACACAACGACAAAACCCTGGCAATGGGCAAATACCATCTCCTAATGCCCATGCCGAGCGCAAGTGCAACAGCTTGAAAGACACGCACCTTCTCAGATCCAATTTTAGTTGGTTCGTCCTTGAGGGTAGCAGCTGTCACTGGGTAGGCACGTTCGCCCCGTTCCCAGCAAGCTATGCAGCGCTCATATTCCTTAATGATGTCATCATCCGGTATACGGTCTTCACAAAATTCCCCAATCATTACGTAGGTGAATTTTCG